TTGTGAAATTCCAAGAATAGAATAGTTTAGTTAAGTCTAGTTTAGTTTTTGTGTTGATCGGAAGCCTGCGAGCGAGCATGAGCTTCCGATTTTTATTTTATTGATATACAGCATATTAAAAGCACAATCGAACTATTTTTCTTATCAATTAGTAGTCTATATTAGAGAACAAAAACGTCACTTTTGACGCTATAAAATGGTCGGATTATGGTCGGAAAATTCCCCGATTAGAATCTGATTATAAGCAAATTACAATAGGATGTTAAAAAAATAATGGTCGAAAACGCCATTTTTACCCTAAAAACACAAATTATGGCTACATTAACATTGGTAATAGTTCCCGCAAAGAAGTTATCAGACGGGACACACAAAATAAGAATTCGAGTCGCACACAACTCTGAAACGAGATTCATCACCACGGATATAGTGGTAAGGGAAAACGAGTTTAAGAACGGTAAAATAGTACACCGTCCAGACAAGGATTTTCTCAATACAAAATTACAACAGCTATACAACCTTTATTTCAAGCGATACATGGAACTGGACTACCCTGATTCGCTCACGTGCACGCAATTAGTCAAAATGATAACTAACCCGTTAAACGGAGAAAAGCATCGTAAGTTCGAGGATATCGTGGATGAATATCTGTCCCAAATAGATGAAGAAGAACGTACCAAGACATACAAACTCTATCGGCTGGCCACAAACAAGTTTATGCAATTCATCGGGAACGGTTCTCTCATGGAACATATTACCCCTATCAGAATGAACCAGTACATATCATGGCTCAAAAAGACAAAGCTGTCAAGCACCACAATCAACATCTACATAACCCTCCTAAAGGTTATCATTAACTATGCTATAAAGATGAGATACGTCACCTACGATATCGACCCTTTCATCACAGCCAGAATTCCATCAGCCCAAAAGAGGGAAACGCAAATCACCGTCGAAGAACTCAAGACAATCAGGGACGCCAATTTAGAGCATTACAATCTCAACGTCACACGGGACATTTTCATGCTTACTTATTATCTTGCCGGCATGAACCTAGTAGACATACTAGCATACGATTTCCGGACGGATGAAATAAACTACATCCGAAAAAAGACCAAAAACACCAAAGAGGGGGACTCCCTGATTTCCTTTTCCATTCCCGAAGAAGCAAAGCCCATTATAAAAAAGTATATGAAAAAGAATACAGGGAAAATTATATTCGGGAAATACAAGAACTATACCTCCTGCTATAACCTGCTGGCTAGGAAAATCAGTCAATTAGGCAAGGTGGCAGGAATCAGGCATAAATTCACCCTATATTCAGCCCGCAAATCTTTCGTCCAACATGGATATGACCTGGGAATTCCTCTTAGTACACTGGAATACTGTATCGGGCAGTCAATGAAAGAAGATAGACCAATCTTCAACTATGTCACAATAATGAGAAAACACGCTGATAAAGCAATCAGGGAAATACTTGACAACTTGAAAAATGAATAATCACATATAAAATAAATCACTAAGAATTTGCATAATAACCAAATGCTTATTATCTTTGTAGTGTCAAATAAGAGTTCTTAATTTTAATGTTTAACTGATGAAAGATGAAGAAAAAAAAGAATTAGAACAAGAGTATGAGAATTTAAAACTTCTCGCTTCTTTTCACGAGGCCTATGGGGTTCCTGAAAATGCCAAAGAACGGGAAGCGCTTATAAATGACATACTCGATCGGATGAACGAAATCCAAGAGAAATTAAAAAAGTTGTAATTAACATCCCTCCCTTTGGGGAGGGACAAACATTAAAAGCTATGATAGATTGGAATGATTGCCTGCCAACAAAAGAAATGCAGGCTGACTTTGAAAGATTCAAAGAACTAAAAACCACAGAAGAAAAAGAAGCTTTCAAAAAGGAAATGCAGGATAAATATAATAAACTACCGGAAGCCCAAAAGGAAGCCTACAAAAAAGCATCTGAAGCTGGGCTAAAAGCAACGGTAAATGCCTGCAATGATTATATAGAAAGAGCGGAAGAAGCCATATTACGTGATAAACTTGGAGAATTGCCCGAAGCAATCTCATTCAGTTATATTGCAAAGAAATATTTTGGTAAAAGTAGAAACTGGCTATATCAGCGTATTAACGGGAATATAGTCAACGGGAAAAAGGCTCGCTTTACTGACAATGAACTCAAAACGTTCCTGAACGCTTTGAACGATGTTAGCGAAATGATTCATCAGACATCATTAAAAATCAGTTAAGCTCTTATTTGACACCATCCCTGCATTGAGCCGATGCAGGGATTTTTATTGTCTAATCGAAAAATAATTGTATCTTTGCAACATCAAGATAATACGGACATAATTCGGATTATTTTGGTTTGACTTTGGTGAGGGGGTGGTTCCCCTCACTTTTTTTATATCCACGATCGAACTTTTCACTTATATATTAGTACTATCTTATGTAACCCTTCTTGAGAGTTTGTTGATTCGTGTGTTGTTGACGAGAAAGGTTACCAAACAAAGAGGTAGCTGAATAAGCTACCTCACCTATATCTAAATGTTTTTCCTTAAATCCTTCAAGAACGCTCTCAAATTACGGACATCCTTTTTAATTAACATCTCATTTACTGTATTACCATTATAAGTATCATATATAGAAATACGTAATATTGGAACTTTTCTTATAACTGAATTCAAATCTTTTATGAAATCATAAAAAGCCCTTTGCCTCCATCTGGAACTGCCATTTTCTGATAAATCACCATAATCGCCACTAACAATAAAAAGTTTATCAGAAGAGTTTGTCTTCCAATTATTTCCCCAACTTGCAGCTCTTAAACATTGTTCTTCCTTTGTTAAACAATATTCTTTATAATTAGAAACTGAAAAGAAAGAGAAATCCTTATAGATAGAAGAAGCCAATGTTTCAAGCCGGTATCGATTGAAATGTCTTTCTTCATCAAGCTCAATACAAAAGTCTTTCAATGAAATATCCCAAGAACCATAGTTTAAAGGTATTTGTTCGGACGCTCCTCCTAATGCTGAATAAACTCTTTCTACCTCATTCCCTAGCCCGGAATATTCAATCTCAAAGATTGATAACTTTGGAGATTTTATCAATGAACCACTGTATATATCCTCTGCAAGTGATTTTAATAAGGTTTGTCTTTCTCCCATAATTTGTTGTATTATAAATATATTGCATTAATTAATGCATCTCTGTTATTTTCATCCTGAATGCTCGAAGCTGATCTACAGGTCGGATAAAACGTAGGATTCTCCCAGTTCCTTGAAATAACCGCTATCGTCGAATCAAGATACCTGCCGCAATCGAGAATCTTTGCACATTTATCCAACCGGAACTCTCCGGAGGGATAACTCTTGTTTTTGAGCGTTTCTTTCGCCCAGGTGAGCAATTCCTGAACTGAATCGTAGTCGTATTTATTTTCTTCTGCCATGGTTTTAAATTTTACGGCAAAAATAGAGAAAGACAACTAAATAAGTTTCCTTTAATTGTCGAACTCTAGATATTAGAATAATATCTAGAATTAATAAAGCCATTACACAATGAAGTATAACGGCTTTATTAAAACCTCTTCAACGTTATTTACCTATTATACAAGTAAACAGCTTGAGTCGGTTAAAAGTGCGTCAATCTTCAAATCTGTAGAGTCGTGAACTTCAAAAGTCATACACCCCTCCTCAGTTAAATCTAGACTCGGAAGAAAATAATTAGATTTTTCATAAGATTCTAATTGTTGCAAATATTCATCCGAAAATCCTAATGCTTTTAATAATTCATTCTTCATACTTTTTCTTGTATTGATAGTGGAACTTCATTTCTAAATACAGCGTATTCACTTGATATAAACACTTTGTAACAAGGAGAGTTCTCAAAAAGCCAATAAAATAAAGCCCAAAAACGTCGAATTGCTCTTTCTAGCCCGTCTATACTTTCAGCATGGGTAACTTTAAGCTTACACTTGTTCCAAACATCCTCTCGATTAATTCCTCTCCCATGTGATTTCCAATGCGAATGTGAACATAATAATTGAGCTATCTCCTTAGCTCTTGCCTGTTTTTCTGCATCAGAAACAGGAAGACCAGTATCAGAGTGAATATTCCAATTTTTAAATTTATAATTATACAAATAATAATATACAAGGTCTATAGAATACTGGCTTGCATTCATAGCATTTCCTATGTCCTTGGCGTCAATTTGACGTAATAACTGCAAATCTGACCATTGAGGGTTTTTACCCTGCTCAATATTTTTCTGTCCTCTTTCTTGTATTTCATTTATTAATGTTAATATAGATTGAGCAGGAACATATAATCCATCTTTATTAGGTATCTGAGGGTCTATAGGTCCAATATACGAACGAGCATCCATAATAAATTCATTTCCTGACATCACAAAAATTGTTCCTGCACTCATTGCAGTATTAGGAATAATAAAAGACACATTATCAAATCTAGGTCTTAACCTATCTACGAACTTTGCAACTTGCTGAGCAGAACCACCAGGAGTGACAATTAAAATATCAATATCTTTTATATCAGCAGGTATTGTATTTATCATTTCACCAAAAGGTAAATCGTCTGTATTATCTATTGAAATTGAAGACTTTATCCTAGGATTTATGTTATTAGCAACATAACAAATCAATGGTTTATTCCTAATGTCTTGTATTTCCGCAATTGCACGTTTAATTTCAGAGGCAATGTTAATATTAACAGCTTTATATTTCAATAAACTCTCATATTCAATACCATCCACCATTTTATCCAATAATGATGTTGCAATGGGAATTCCTACCATGTTTTCCATTTCTTTAGATTTTAATGAATCATTCTGTTGTTTTTTATCTTTTCGCTTTTGCGCTGTTTTAGATTTTCGATTATTTCTACTTTTAGGCATCTTTATTGTTTTTTGCAAAAGAAGAAAGTTTTCTCATCAGTAGCAATAGCGACGGCTTCTTTTTAACTTTTTTTACACATGATTATTATATTACGGTTACCACTGCCACACATTATAACTTACCCCTACCCCCACATATACCCCACTTGGATAGCCATATCCAGCTTGCAAGCCGAATCCCCAACGTTTCTTTTTCTGTACAGGAGTAAGGGTAATAATTTTATTGTCCCCGTATACTTCCATAAAATCAAGACTAGGATTATATCCGCTGACTATGGCCCGGTAATTATCTGTCTTATACTCCTTGCTTGTGATCGGTACAAGTACCGGAATCGAATCACCTTCTACGACCCTATCGGTAGCAGTATCTATCAGGATCGGTAAATATACCGTATCGTTACGCTTCGGAGTTTCTTTTACCGGCTTAAGGATTGTGTCTCTTATTGTGTCCCGGATATGAATTGTATCTCCTTTTACATAAACGGTCTGCGGATCGTGCGGATGACACTGCATCCACACGACCACGCCAAGCAACAGACAGACTAATATCCATGGGAGTGACTTCATACGCCCAGATATTTACAGATACCTTTTACGTGCAAAGCCACAATAGCCCGTTTGCCTTCCTCTGACAGCAGGAAATCCACATCCTCCCTGTTATCCTGAAACAGGTTCTCTGTCAGCACCGCCGGGCACTTCGTATGCTTAAGGATATAGAAACCGCTTTCCTTATCAGGATCACCGTCCGTCATATCCTTCCGTATCTTCATTCCAGGCAAGCATTCTTCAGCAGCCCCATACAGATAATCAGCCAGCTTATCGGCTTTTGTCTGTCCCACACTGGTCCATGCTTCCCAACCACGTGCTTGCATCCAATTTGAACCATTGCCGGCTGCATTGCAATGGATAGAAATAAGAATTGCTTCAGAAGTTTTATATTCATTCACTCGCCTACAACGTTCTGACAAAGGAACATCTATTTCCTCTTTCACGACCAGTTCCGCATCAATACCTAATTTACGCAATTCAAATACTACACGCCCAGCAATTTCACGGGTATAAGAGTATTCCCTTAACCTACCATCCGGAGAACACTTACCCGGAGTATTGCTACCGTGACCGTTATCAATCAATATTTTCATATCTTTCCTCTTTATCTAGTTCGTTTTCGATTCTATCAATAATTCCTTGTACATGTGTAGGCGTAGCCCGCTTAAATTCAAAACGTATTACATGGTAAATTATACGAAACCCTTTGTTTCTAGGATAAGCAATAATCAGATTCTTAAATGCGTTCTGAAGATATACATAAGAAAATACATACGTAATAGTCTTAATAACTAACAATGAGTTCTCACCGTCTCCTATCAAGCTCATAAAGGAGAAGACTACTTCAATGATTATAAGATAGAGAAGAAGTTCAACCAAGGCATTTTTAAACTTATCCCACTTAAAGTTTTTACAACGTATAATTGAAACACCATCAGCCCTCATTCCGCACCAAATATTAAATCCAAACATTATAACTAATGCTATAAGAAAACCTTTAGTCGGCGTTAAATAAGCAAGAAGAGAACTGAACATCGAAACGAAAATAATTCGTATCTGGTCTACATTAAATAGCTCATATAACCATCTCATAATATTAATCATAAAGTTACTACCAATATTGAAAACACAGTAATCAGCCCAGGAAGCAAAACAGTAGCTAATGCGTCAAGCCAATCAAAGATGAACCCGCACTTTTTCTGAATGTACTCAACCACTATTGCGGCAATGGCGGTTGTCGTTAAAGAAACAATAGCAGATTTACAGAAATCAATGCCTAATAGAAGGAAACAGAAAACAAGCATTACAACAAAGACGAACATCCCGGCTTTGGCGTGTGCCGGTCGGTTAGATTGCAAAATCCAATCATACAATACTTTTATACCCATACTCATAGCGTTTAATTATTAATAAAATATTCTGTATGGAACAAATGTATTGAGTATAATAACGAGTTTTACAAAAACGGAAAATCTTGGAAATCAATTCTATGATAAATATCTATAAAACAAGACATTATAATTTTCACTTTTTCCATAAATAAAAAAGGGATGCTTGAAAAGCACCCCTAAACAACCAACAGATTGAACTATTAATCCGTAAACATATACACGGAAAGATCAACCTTTTCTATTTCGTCTGAAATTGTATCTCCATACATTGTTAGACACACCCGATAACGGTCAATACTTCTTTGAATCTGTTGCAAGGTAGGTTTCTCGGGATATTCCGAACTGGCAAAAGTTACCAGTTCTTCACCATTCTCACTGGTACCAACCACCCGGAAGTGATGACGTACAATCCAAGTTCCGTCCGGCTGTTGCTCGATAGGCTTAGCAATCCCACGCGGTAAGATATTTTTTTGATCCATGTTTTTTGATATGTTTAATTAGTTGTTTTCTATGGTTATATTTATTCTTCAATACAAACTTTTCAAAATGTCCTTCGATATAAACATATTCCCACCATTCAGGAAGTAACATCGCTGCAATTTTACGACGGATATTGTACGTTGCAAAGTGTTTCATCAGGCCATAATAAGAGTTCATTGTACTCACAAACTTCTCAACATACGCTTCTGCAAATCCATTTTCAGCTATTCTATTAAATTTCCTGACAGCGTTATATGTGTTACCAACCACCCTGTTAGATACATAAATTCTACCCGGCAAAATGAACGCCCCAACAAACAAGACTCCTTTTTTATAATGCTGAAGATACAGTTTCTTCGGATGCAACCGTAAAAGGAGTTGTTCTTTCAGGAAGCCATCAAGAAGATGGACTTTGGACAATATTTCTTCCGGAGATTTCACCACGATACAAAAGTCATCAACAAAGCGTACATAATGCCTGAATCCTAATATCACCATTACATAATAATCGAAAACAGACGCCAAGAAGTTAGCTATGAGTTGCGACGGCAGGTTCCCGATAGCCACTCCCCTGTCAGGGTCATTATGAAACAGACTTTTATTACTGGGAAGTTTGTCCCACATGGAGACGGGAGAACGTCTGATACACTTATTTTGTGGACAATGAAAGATAGTAACGGCTAAAAGATAAAGCAGGCATTCAATATCATCGCCTTTATAATTGTCCCTTACGAATATGTTCAGCATTTCCCATACCAACGATTTCGAGATAGACATGAAGAAACTGAACAGGTCATCTTTGAAAATGTACGCATCGGCAGTATAATTCTCACTGACCTCGACTATCATGTTATTCAGATAGTGCACGGCAGACAAGCATCCCTCACCCTTCCGGCAGTTCTTGGAGACGTTTCCTTGTTCCCGAAAACGTTCCTCTAAGATCGGCTCGATACGAAGAGCGATCCAGTGATGGACAACACGATCAATGAAAGCGGCGGCAAAAACCTCCCGATATACCGGGTAAGTCCGTATGAATACTTTTGAAAAGTCCGGTACATATTCACCGTAAACAATAGAATACCATAGCCGCACCAATGCGGACTGATAATCATTATAGAACTCAACACAATCCGTACTCGTTCTTTTCTGCCTGGCACAATCTTCGGATGCTTCGAAAATACTGCTAAGAAGTATGTCATAGATTATATTACCTGTTGCGGCGAGGGGACGAACCCGGTTCGCGTTCTGGCGGTTGTTCGTGTTGACGTTGCCGTTGTTGAAGTTCACGTTCCAACTGCTGGAAGCCGTTGCATCCGCTATCTTAGTCTTTCCCGGTTCATCACCGGGGGGATGCCCAATAAATAATTCTAATTGCTCACTCATAATCCCCTTGGCGATTATGACTCCGGCTTTGCGACTTGTTGCGATCCGTTAGCTTTTTGCCGTTGGAGATCTGCAACCGTTTTTTTGTACCAGCCGGTACTTTGCTTACCGATGCTCTCTGCAAGCAGACAGATTTCGGCAGTTTGAGTCAGGCTGGTCAAATGTCGTTCTTCACACACTCTTAGCAGTAATTTCAATGCATCAAACTCACACAAAAACTTCATCAGATAATCTGCACGGTGCTCAAGGTTCATATCTGTATTTGCATAACGGATATATTCGCAACAATGGACGGCAAGCATCATCAACTCCGTACCAAATTCATACCGGAACGCCTTGGGGAACTGTTGCCGGGCATCAATGATAAGGTTCAGAAGCTTATACATCGAATTTGATATAGGAAGATCCTGTGTAAGTGCCATGTTAATTTTTTAATATTTTAATGTATGTATTAGAGGGCGCAAAGTTAATAACTGTAAGGCAATTAACACAATTTTAGCACAAAAAAGTGAAACTGAAAAGCCCCTACCGGGGCTTTTATTTAGCTAAATCTCTAAGGGATAAAGAATTAAAGGGATAAAGTGTTTATTGCGGCGAGGGGACGAACCCGGTACGCGCTCTGGCGGCTGCCCGTGTGGACGTTGCCGCTGCTGAAGATCACGCTCCAACTGCTGGAAGCGTCATATTCAGTACTAGACCAATACCAGTCGTTTGTAAATATATTTTGATTACCAAACATAGAAGTTATGAGCTCATTGATTTCGGTTTTATACTTGGCCATAAGCATAAGTTCACCCAATGCGGGCAGGTTCCACACGGTTGTATCTTCAATTCCGTCAGATTCAAGCGTACAGGCTTTATAGGCTCTGGCAGCTTCGGCGGCAGGGGCGCCGACAGTTCCCTGGGTGTCCTTGACGCCTGCAAGGGTTTCTATTATAACATCGGTATTTTCCTTGCCGTCGAAGGTATCATAGAGTCCTTGGTTACCACTACCGTAGTTTTTCAGGCCGCGTAAGTCGGTTCCGTAGCCACCCCATTTGAACGTTTTGTTGCCGCCTGCGTCAACGCAGTCACTTTTGGCGATAATGAACTGGTGGCATTCGGCACGAAGTCGGATGCCAATACGGATATACTTGGAGCGGTTATTTGCGCTCATGGAGTTCCATTCGGAAGCCGTGAAAAAGACTTGTTCACCGTCTTCAATTCGGAGAGTAGCCAAAGAAAGGTCAAGAAGCGTACCTGCCCATTGCATATACTTGGCGATGTCACTCGCCGGGGTATTTTCATTGACGGTTGTAAAACCGATTGATTGCAAAGCTGCAACTTGGTCTTGTTTATTCAGGCGCATAAGCATTGCGTTAGCGATATTTTTATCCATTTTATTATATAATTTTAGGTTAATACTATTCAGAAGCAACAGCTCTCACATGGAGAAGATTTGAATTTTTGTTTTGATTCGTAATACGCCCGGTATTCAGTTCGAACGCCCAGGCGGAGTTAGTATCCCAAATTGTTGATGACCAGTAGTATTTATCAGTCATCAGCATACTGTCACTACTCCAAAAGGTACGCATCATCTCATTGATTTTATCGCGGTAGCGGTACATCAGAAGCATTTGGCCAGATGAAGGAAGGAACCAGTTGGATTCATCCTCGATACCGTCACTTTCCAAAGTGTAGGCACGGTATGCACGGGCGGCTTCGGCAGCTGGCGCACCGATCACACCACTATTATTTTGGTCTTTCAGAGTTGCGATAATGAGGTCAGTATCTTCCTCACCCGTGAAGCAGCCATACATGGCGCCCAGTCCTTTTTGATTCAGGCCATCTATGGCTTTGCCCTGACCGCCCCAGTAGAAGGTGGTAGTCATGTCGGCATTATAGCACTCCTGGGCGGAAATTACGAAGGAGTGTCCATGTGCCCGGATACGAAGACCGCGTTTGATAAACAACTGTTTGTTGGTAACCGTGAGGGAATCCCATTCCTCACGGGTGAAATACCATTTGGAGTTATCCGAGATGCGGTTACAGGCAAGATTCAAATCAAGCAGGCCGGCAGCCCACTTGATACGTTGTCCAAATTCAGATGCGCGGGAATTCTCGGTGATATCCGAGAATCCAACGGCGTTCAGTGCTGCTACTTGTGCCTGTTTGTTCAAGCGAAGCAGCGTGGCGCTTTGTTCATTAGTCATAGTTACTTGTTTATTAAATCATTAATATCCATATTGTCTTCAGCAAACCGTTCGAGATATTCTTCGTAGGTTTCGCCGTTATAATATTCAAGGACTTCATTGATGTTGTCCAGCGTTACGTTATCGTAGTACGGTTCCCCGCCATAAGACTCATTATTGAACCAGTTGATCAGGTCGATGTAGGCATCTATGACGGTAAGGATGACAAGGCCGTCGATACCGGATTCAAGGGATTCGATTTCATCCGTTTCACGGATAACTGTCAGTTCATACGTGCCGTTGACTACCGGTTTATCCTGTCTGTTGCCGTCCTCATCCATTCCGGCAACTCCATATTCGAGAATGGCAAGAAGCTCGGAGCCGTCAGCCTTCAGGGTCATGTTCGAGATACGGAGCATGGAAAGTTTACGGGATGCCGTTTGTGAAGCGAGGACGTCACGGAGCATCTGAATGGCGTCAAGTTTAGGCGACGTTTCAAGACGCAGGCGTTGGACGTTCGGCATGGATTCTATTTGCAGGCCGGACGGGGCGGAAAGACCTGTATAGGTCAGTTCAGGAAGACCGACAAAACGGAGGCTTGTCATTGTTGGTGGAAGAGAGATGTCATTAATCGGAGAAGTCTCTGCAAGAGTGATGTTCTCCAGTTTGCTACCGGACGCATTGATATGGGCGATACGTGGGCATTTGTCGGTGACGAGCGTAGCGATTTGTGTGTTCCGGATATCGAGTGATACGAGGAAGGGCATTTCGCCGCAGTTCAGCGAGGTAAGCGGTGCGTAAGAACCGATGGATTGTTCTGTATGGGTGTCAGAGCCCAAGATAAGGGTTTCCACAAGTTGCATGGCAGAGAAGCTCACCGTACTTGACAGGGAGATTTCAGACAGGTCGAGCAGCTTCATGCGGTCAGCCTGATAGATATACAGCAAGGCGCCTTCCTCGTGTGAGAAGTTGGTGAATACATATTCTTCGCCCGCTTCAAGGAAGCAGCTTTCGGAAAGGTTGCCGCTAGCGTCATTGCCGACACCGAAGTAACCGTTTTTAGCAGCGACAATCCGGATGGTGGCGTTTGATTTGGAAGATACGCGCCCGGAAATTACACCGCTGAAGAAATCACCGGTTTGAAAATAGCCGTCACGAATACGCCAACGTCTTTCGATGAAAGACGGAAGGGCAGTAAGTCCCAGACCTTGCAGGGCATAGAAATAGATAGCGTCAGAGGTGGCGGTATAGGAGATGTATTTCCGTTCACCGTCGTAGGAACTAACCAGTTTCTGCCATTTTTTGAGCCGTTTGTCAATGAAGAAATGCGTAGCTCCTTCGGGCGAGAACGGGTGCAGAGTAACGCCGTCAATGGTCGCCTGGACATTACGCATGGCGGCGGCAACGGTACGCAGGGACAGTTCCGTACCGGATGAGTCAGTCCACACTACTTGCTGGAGATAGATGTTATTAAACAGAACGGAGCCGTAGCCAGCATAAGGGTTAGTGAATGTTTCATCGCTCGTCCGGTTGGGGTCCTCCTCGGCGTCAACCGTACAGCCACCATCGTTATCCTTGCTGTTGAGCGTATCGCAGTCATAGATTTTATTCAGGTACATGCGCATGGCATCCTCGGAGCTGTACACACCGTCCGTTACGGAAGCGTACTCTTCCAGGAACCACATCGGCTGCATATTCTTGGCCCGTTGGTCAGTGGCGGCAAGGTAGTCGGTGAAAATGTCATAACTCAAGACACTTTCAGGGCTGGCATATTTATACAGGTTTTCCTTCCATGTCTTTTGCCAGTTCCCGCCTTTGGAGTAATCGCAGGAGTCACAGAAGCGCAACCACCGGTAGAGGTTGTATGGTACTTTCTTGCCCAATGCATAATCAATGGCGAGCTGGTCGTCATCGACAAGCGATTCAAAGTAGTAAGTCCATGCCGGAAAGGTATCGGCGGAGATAGTTCCACCGTCAACAAGTTTCTGAACCCATGAGGACTTATCGGTTTTCATGGCCATCATGTCTCCAACCGAGCCGACACCCTGGAACCAGTCCATTCCCTGGTAGTTCAGAAGTTCGAAGCCTTCCACGGGGTTAAGGACATCACCGGTGACATTCCATTTGCCGTTTTCGTATTTCATGGAGCCGGACTGCCTTTGCCATGAACCGTCCTGATACCTCATGAATCGGTATGAGCTTCCACAATACAGGGAAAGCAGATACGGTTTACCGGTATCGAGTCCGTCAGTCTGTTTGAACCGTGTTTCGATGGCATCAAGGGTTTCGCCGGAAGTTCCGAAGAACTCGATGAAATCACCATAGTTCAGACAGCCTTTGTTATAGCCGGGGGTATCCTTGAAGCCGAGGGCGAACTGTTCACCCTTGTCTTCCTTCCAGTTGCCTTTGGCATGGAAGTAGACATTTTGCAGGCTGTCATCTTTGCACCGGTAGGTGGCTACCGGGTGATTGGCGGTAGAGTGGTTCATCTGCAAGTCTTCGATATGCAAGTCACCGCTGTCAAATGTTCCGTCAAATGCACGTTGGACAGGTGTCATATAGTTACCACCTAAGGCACGGTATGTAACGTTCATCATTTCACAGGCGCCGCAGTCGTTCGCATTGCCGGAATCGGAGTAATCGACTTTTACGGTAATGACATCGACCGGGATTGTATTATCACCGACCTGTACTTTGTTGATGGCAGCCAAGGCTATTGCACGGCGTCCTTCCTCCGTCGTATCGTCTGGATTAAGTAGTATGATTCGAGTGTCCTTGTTTTTGCCTTTGCTCTTGGCGAGGTAGTAGCGTTTATTCTTTACCGGGCGTTTGGCAGAGGTGGTTCCCTGGTTGCGGGTTTGGACACTCACGGCCTTGAAGTTACGCCACGGGCGTTCGGGGTCAAAGTAATAGAGCGTGATGTATATCTTCGTACTGGTGGAAGTGGTGCCGTCCAGTGCTTCTATATCGGAGCCTTCATAGGGGCATTCGACAATGTAAGGCATACCGCGTGAATAGATTTCGGCAGCCGACGGGCGGCTTTGGGTACTACCCTCGGCTGTCTGGCTTTTAAGGATGTCCTCAAAGGCGTATTCCTTCACCATTACCTCTGTATCGGTCAGACGGACAAGGTAGTTCTTGAACGCCTGTGCCCATTCCATATAGGAGTTCCAGGCCATCATGTAATAAAGATACAAATCACCCAGTTTGCCGTCCATCGTTATATACTTGGTCTGAATCAGGGAGCCGCCGCCCGGAACATAACCAAGGCAGGCGACTTCCTCACCGTTGAGGAAGAGTTTCATCATGGAATACCGTGTGCCGTCACGTTCAACGTAGTTGCTTGCAGGTTCAACAACCACGGCTACGGTTATCTTTTCACCCTGTCGATAGGCGCGTTCTTCACGACGGGAAACGCCATTGTTACAGAAGATGCCGACCACCCGGCCGGTGACATAGAAGCCGGCACCGGACGTTTCGTCATAGCAGCTAAGGAGCAGGGCATCATCATCGGTCACGTTCTTGGAAGCGAAAGCGAACTGGATGGCGGCACCGTTGGATTCGATGGATGAGCCGGCAAACGGGGCATGGTTTAATGACACGCCCACATTCTCGGCTACGCGAAGGCAGTTCTCACCCAAGAATGTGCCAAAACCGTTGGTAGTCCAGTTGGCACCGTCCACTTTCATTTCATAATTACCGCTGACAATGCTATGGTCAGTTTCCTGATTGGTACGGGATGAGAAGTCAAAGTTATAGATGGCGCCTTCTTTTATGGCGGCGTCAATGGCGGAACCGCTAACTGTCACCCGGACAGGTTCGCTAGTCACGTCCTTGCATACGGCAGTATAGTTGACCGTATCGGTGCCGTCAGCCTTGTAGCCCTGCAGTTGTTGTTTGACCTGATAGGTTTTGTTACGACTGGCAGCAATTTGTGTTACCTGCACGTTATTGGCTTTCACGCTGACGGGTGAAGTCATTTCCAACGGGTCATAACAGGCAACATCAAGTTCTACGGTTTCGTACAGTCGGACTACTCCACCGTTTTTATCATCGTATCTCAAGGCGACAAGAGGTATGGAACTATTCGGGTCAATTACCATGACAGCCGTGTAAATGACATTTCCTTTCACTCCGGATGCGACATCCGTTCCTTGGATGCGCAAGGGATAGGTACCGTGTTCTAGGCCGAGGGAAGCAGGACGGATTACGACAGAGTGCGAGTAGTTGTCATTGACAACGGCGGTAGACAGGGATTGCCATTCACCGTTAATCTTGATGTCAACCTGGGCACTGATCCCTTTATCAGAGGTATTGTTTCCGAACTTATAGAGTGGAAGGCTGAAACTTTCAGTTGTCGGAGTAAGCAGAGTTTCAGGGGTATAGTTGAGTACCTGCACACAGGTACAGGTAATATCAACAGCTGTTACATTGACATTCTTGGAACCGGTGTTGCCGCTTTCGTCAGTGGCTATCAGCTTGAATTTCCGAGTACCGGCAGCCGTAAAGTATGTGGTGAAGTCCAGTTCAAAGGAGAAGTCCTTCATGTCACCGGAAGATGCTTTGTTGACGGTTTCAGTCCAGACGGTAAGCCCGCTTTCACGGTCTACGAGTTCCAGTTTCTCAATCAGGTTGTCAGAGGATTCGACACCGTTCGAGGTCACGGAACGAATGGCGGCAAAGGTTCGTAGCGTGGAGCCGTAAGAGCCATAGACAGGTGTCGACTGGAAAGCAATGGCAACAATGGTACCACCAGTTTGACCGCCGCCACCCGTGCCGATAGCGAACTGCACTTCATCGCCAAGGGTTTCACCGGCAGCGTTCTTCATCTGAAGTTTTACAATGCCTTCTGTTTCCACGTTTACATCGAGGTTGGCCGGAACATAGGCATAGGCGCCACCAGTTGAAAAGGCGTCCTTTCCCCCTTCCGCCGGTTCATCGGAAGTTTCAAAAACGGAACCGCCACCACCATTCCCGAAGGGTTTCCAAAGAGAAGGGGTCGCAAAATCGGACACAGCACCCTGGAACTGCCGGGTTTCCATTTCATACTCGCCTGTTTTGTAGGTGATGATGAGACCCGTTCGTTCATAATTGATACCTGATTCCTGTTGATAGGACACTATAGCAGCAATGGCTGTTTCAAGGGTATAATAGCCATTTGATAATGGTGCAATTTCATCGACAATGACAACTGGGTGTGTCACATCGTCGTCAGGCGTGCCGCTCTTCATATCCTCAAGGGCTTGCTTATCCTCGGCAGACAAAAGGCCGGCTTGTTCAAGGGTGGCGGAAGGCAGACGGAAGCTTTCGCCCGTTTCTTCACCGGTTGTCTTGGACACTTTCTTGAAAGACACATCGAGATAGGAAGCGTCAGACAGGACGGAGAAAGAACCCGGTTTGATTATGTCGGAAGGGATATTTTTCATTATATCTTCCAAAGACTTTCCACGGTTGCCGGGGAAAGCTTCTTCTTCACCTTCTCCAAGAGACAAGGCTTCAGGCAGGTATTCGGAAGGGACTTTGTTTTCTTCGTTCAAAGGAGCGATACCGTTCGCTTTTCCTATCCTTTCCTCAAAGTCATTTATTACAGAGGTCCATTTGCCCCATGTAACACTCCCACCGGAAACAATACCGATTCGTGAGATAGTACAAACTGTACCCAAATACACGCCTTCTGCATTGTCTGACATGGTAGCCAGTTGTATACACGAAGTGAATGATTGACAAACCTTATCAAGCTCCAACCGTTCAATTTGTATATTTACAGGAATCTTAGACGAATCAACAGACAAAATACACCGATAATTCCCAATAGAAGAATCACCGGAATACATTGTTTTCAATTTATCCTTAAAGCTACCAATAGTAGTAAAAGAGCCAATACTTTTAAATGGGTCAGTCAAAGGATTGGATTTATCAGACACTCCTGTTATACGTTTCAACAACTCGGCGTCTCCATCCGATAAATCTTTTGCAATCTTATTGACATTCTCCACTAATGCATCAAAATCCCCATTCACCATTTTAGCAATGGTACTTGAAAGTAAATCAATAGATATTTTCCGACCGCCGCTAACTTCAACGTACATATCTTTAGATAGCTCTGTTGTATCAGTCAGTTGCTCTATTGTAAGACTGTTTGTCTTCAACGCTTGTAGCACAAGGCTAATAATTTGTTGTTTCTCTGACTCTGTCATTTTATTCTATCTTTATTGTTTAAAACTATTATATTAATTTGATGACGGATCAGAAACTTCATCAGAAGCAACAGGTAACGTATCAACAAATTCACCGTCCCAAGTCACCTCATAATAAGTCCTATCATCAGTTCCTTTCAAGAACTCTAATATACCTCCTGATAATAAATCAATATCGTATGAACTTCCCTTTTGAGAAAATTGAACTTCATTCGAATAACCTCCCAAGACAACTGTAATCTGATTAACTTCCGAAGTTACGACACCAGCGCTTGTGAGATTAAAAGGTATCATGAACGTCACCCCACTATTAGCCGGTTTATCCAAAATCACTTTACAACTATAATTATGAGATGTAAAAAGACTAGTCATAATCTTCTGATAATGCACATACAACTTACCGGTGATTACTGACGTATATTCTTCTACAGCTTCACCACCAGACTTTATGCTCCTCAACTCTCCACTGTCAGATGTTATCCTATAAGTATCATTTTGAATTCTTCTTATAGACATTTGGTTGTTCCACTCCAAAACAGGATTAATCGTTTTTACCCTCTGTAACATTTGATTGAATACAAAACTCTTCAATCCTTCGATTTGCTGGTTAAGTTCCGGAACATTACTTTCCTTTCTTGCATATCGAATACCATCAAAGTAGACGTAATTACAGCATAAGACACGATTCAATAATTCAGCAAACCATACAGGGCATCCCATCCCATTTCCAAGCGTGAATAATATAGTTGTATATTCGTGGCTGAATAGCTCAACAATATCCTCATCAGAAGTCACGAACTGCTCATTATCCACACCGAACGTCCATCCGTTATCTTTGAAACCACCAGGAACTCGAAAATCAAAAAAGTATTGCATCCCATCTATCCACCAGACAGCATCAAGACGCTGCTTATTATCTTTCATTGAATACTGAATAAGGCTGGTTTCTGATAACTCACACTCATCATCCGTAACTTTAAAAATCTCACTCGTATTCCCATTAACTGTTACAGTATAATATCCACATGGAAGCAATGAAATGTTATAGAAATAGAGAATCTTATCATCATTCATCTTCCATGAGCTTAATGATACAAGTGTAGATATATTACTTAAAAGATTATTAATGTAAACAATAGGCTCCTGCTCTTTGGGTGTCAAAATCAATTCAACAAAAATCCTGTCTGTACGTGCGAATAACTGCACATATTTACTTTTCGCTCCAAATTTATCGGTAGACGGAGAAAAAAACAGTGGGGTAAACGGACTTATAATCATATTCTAGGCTTTTGTTATTGAACGGACAAATAAATCATACTTCACTCCCTCGTTTCTCTCAACTGTACTACTCACCTCTTTGATGTAACCTTCGTAAACAAGGCCACCTTTTTGAATCTTAATCGTTCCATCATCTGTTTGTGGAATATCCTCATCAAAGGTTGTAAATGAAACATCTCCACAAGTGACCAAATGCTCTTCAAGTATAAAGTCATCAGTTAATTTCACATCATTGACTATAACATTGCTATTCCCATCCGAAGAAGCATAATGAAGAGAATCAGCGAACATGCCAATATACTTAGCATTAGCTTTCAACATAGCTTTCTGCCAATACATAACATTAAACATTGCATCAGGATTTAGAACACCTGCAATCTTCCAATCCGCATTCCTTTCTAGTACATATTCCGCTTTCCCAATAACCTTATTATAAGCGAGCATTGCGCCAACGATAAACACATCATTATCACTTTCGTTATCAGTAGAACTACTTCCCCTTTTCTGTGACACGATTTCCAAGCCATAAGCATCTGCACGATAAGGGCTCACTAACTCTAGTGTATTATCTGTTACTTGCAATCCAGTAGTATATTCAGCAGTAAATCGAAATTCATCACGACCATTCAAGCATTCATAATCAACTTTATCATAACCAACTTTAACTCGTGCATATATCCTAGAACTGTCTACTTTAAATTGAAAATCTGAAATGTTTCTTGATATATTCTTATTACCATTAAAAGTAAATAAGCTGTCACGATGGACAAACTTTACAATATCCCCCTCAATCCTCTGAACAAAGCCAAAACAGGCTTCCATCCAGTCTACAAACTTCGTATATGAGGTATATAATTTAGCAGACAATATCCCACGAATACTTTCGGCAGCCAAAATAAGGCAATTGTCCAACCGATTGTCTACACCGGAAGCTATCTCGCCTTTTATACCCTCTTTACCACCATTCATACTTTTGAGCAAACTATTCAGAACAGTAATAGGTTTTACCACATCTATATTGATAGGTGATGCTATTGAAGTCCATTTTATCTGTAGTGAATATTTAGAAAAATACACCTTTCCAAGTCCGTTAACATTCATATTACCTATCGGATCATGTATGACAAATTGAAGACATTCACCATCTTGAAGGTCTATTGCATAGACATCCCGATATTGTTCGGGTCTATAAGTGTCTTTTTCTGTTGTATGTGTATTTCCTGAATAATCGGTATTTATCCAACTCGCAATAGTGCTTGTGGTACCGTTCCCATCAACTTTAGCAAGTGTCAACATTACATCTCCTCTGCCTAAATAAAAGTTAAATTCGGGGGTTATATATACCTTGACTGGTTTATGCGCCCTTAAAAAAGCAGGTACAGAAGTATCTAAAGTCACAGAATTTATTTCTACAGGACTATCTGATTCTGGTAAGTCTTTTTCTACGACTTCCAATGGAAGAGACTGGAATATAGTTTTTCCTGTTATATCTCTTGAGAAATCAACATATTGCCCTCCATCTTCTAAAGAGTATCCACCACATATATAGTTCGCGTAGTAATTAAACGGTAGTCTATCATAATAAAGCTGATATGTATCTTTTATCTCATCTACCGAATATTCGTACTGCGTTCCTTTGTTAGCCTTTATGATATTAGCGACACTATCATCTATCGAATTAATAGAAACAGTATTTCCATCATAGGTCAATGAACCGAAATCCAGTCGGCAACTGAAGAATTCTTCATAAGTATGAGAATTAGTTATAGTATAAACAGTGATACTAGCATTAGAAGCCAGGTATTTGCTCAAATACTCCTCCAATATGAGAACATAGGCTTCTCCAACAAACTGGAACTTTGAAGTAAAAGTTCTAGTTATCCCCTCAAGCCCGGAGCGTTTACGGGAAAACTTTATTTCATCCCAATTCTGAATACAAGATTTGGGAATATTATAGGAAATACTATCAACGGTAAGCACATATTTACAAAGCATTTTAACTCCTTTTGAACGTTCACGAGCAAATATATAGAAAAAGCCAACCGGTTTCCCGATTGGCTAAATTCTTGAAAATTACGATTTGCCAAAACGCCACATAACCAATTGATTTTCAAATCAATACTTATATCAAGAAATAAAAATGACTTTTCAATTAATCCCCTTAATACTTATCGTTTACTACATCAAAACAATTTAACGACTTCTCCACATATTTTACTTATCTATTCTCTGCCACTGTTTCCATACCACGTGTAGTATAAAAGCTATTGCTCCTGCTATTAAACCATACCTAGTAGCTTTCATTACATGAGTACGAGTCACGGTTTTGTCATTTAGGTAGCCTATTCCCAATGTAATACAAAAAACAACTATAGCGGTCACTATTCCTGTGGACGAGGCGGTCTCGCAATCAAATAACAGTGATTCTTTAGTACATGGTCGGTTCGTTTCCCTCACCTTTGAATAGGAAATTTCACTCTCTAGTACCCGACTTGCTGTACCCTTCGGTACAAGACCATCCCTTTCCTTTTTACTCAATTCCCTGCGCAAAGGTTCGGCTAACTCTCTGTTAGTAACAATATATTGATTGGGATAACCATTTCTCTCTTGTATTTTGTCAGCCGTCCTTTTTGCACTCAAGCTACATTTACATTGATAATCTACACCATCTACCCGTACATCAGGACCGCCCCATTTATTAGTTTTTCCTATTCGCGCATCTACTACCTTTCCTTTTTTACGTTCTGCACGGCTGAATAGATCTTCAAAAGTTTTACCACCTCCTGTACGATATCCTTCCTTGCTCTTACAATTATATTCAGTAGTATTCAGATTCCTTTCTGTCCGAGATGCCGCACATACCATGGTCACAGTACTGACACTCACCAAAAACACTCCTTCCGCTATATTACTGACGCCTTTATGTATCGGTGTAATAGTTCCATCATCTTTGATAAAGTAACTTCCAAAAGCGAGATGCTCAATACAGACATCGCATCCTTTTGCTCTCAACTGACGACTTACGTCTTCCCGTTCTCGCACATTTCCAAATTTTATTAATACTTTCATTTTATAATTTTATCTTTAAATATAACATAAAACTCCTTTTTTCATGGGAAGCTATAGGAATTTTCATAACTCCTAAAACGCACGAAACCAAAACATGACATTTTAATTGTCATATTCTGGTTTCATTTATAATAATGCTCTTATAGCTAAACTACTGAACTGCTCTATTTTACATTTTAAATCCTCCTTTCCTTATACTTTTGCGAAAATAATATATATTTTTAAATAATACAATACCTCAATCTTGAAAAACAGATAAATCTTTATTCTACAATTTGAAATTCAACACTATTTAAGCCATATAACAATTGATTTTTCTACTGCATGGCAGATTTTTATTAACTATAAATCCGGTTAGTATGAATCTCACACAACTTACTCAATACCTAATAAAACAGCTTTATTAATGAGGATTCAAAGCTTACAGTCCGCTATCATTACAATATAAATTATACAGGCCCCTTGTAGATTTAATTCATAGAAAAAACAGTGGCAACCAATATACGGTCACAAAATTTTCAATCTTGAAACTTCTGAATTCCTACTTATCAACATCGAAATTAAAAAAGGGTTATAACTGGGCTTTGTAATACCTTTGCCTTTATTAGTTGTACTGGCAAGAGTACTAGTATAACTTTTGTGAAGTTTTTCTTCTGAAACCTTTTCAAACGCTATTTAACAGTTTAATAGTTTATTTCCTGAAGTATAAACTTCCGAGCAGAAGAAATACGACTTCTTACAGTTCCAACAGGAATGTTCAGGATTTCACTTATCTCATCATATGAATACCCACTAGCATAATACATCACACTATCAATACAACGGGATTTTTTAGCACACCGTTGTATTGTGGAAACCAAATCATCAAACAGTATTGAATGAGCTGTACAGTTAGAAATGGCACTTCCGTCTACCATATCAAGCCCTGTAAAATGTATAAGGGAATTTCTATTGTATCTTATTATATAAGTATTCCTCATTATAATAAGGCACCACGGTTGAAGTGGTTTAGAACAATCAAATTTATCACGATTCACAAGTAGCTTATAAACTGTATCACCGGCTAAGTCTTCAGCATCTTGCATGGAACAGCAGAATTTTCTTGCCACCTTTAATATCCAAGGATATATTTCTGATAATTCCTTTTCAAAGTCCATTGTCAGCCCTCCTTATTAGGTGTATCTTCGGTTCGCCATTAATGCACCTTTCCACATATTTCCGGTGCATGATACTTTGTTCGTGCATTTCCTTAGCAGAACGCTCGATTGAACTAATAAGAGTGCCTATATCGGGGGGCAATAAGGCAATCATTTTTTTTACCTCGGACACTTCTGCCGTTATCCGATTACACTTCGTCTCTAATGTACGTAATTCTGACAATAAAACATTGTATAAATGCCTATTTATACAATGGATGCTGTTTTTTCTATTCATAAAAAAGTCGTTTGTGATTCTAAAGGAGATGTACAAACGACTGTATGAAATAATTCGCTTTAATTAAAAATTAATCGAATTACAGCATATATGTAATACCAATATTATCATGTGCTTCTTTTTCTGATCGATATTTCAACATCAGCTTGATGAACGATATTCGCATAGACAGCAGCATTAATTACGCGGGAATCAATACTCATTTTAAAGAATGTCATTAGAAAAGCAATCTCTGCATCAAAAGAAGAACGAATTTGTTCAGGAGTAGCCTTACTTCCTTTATGTTCCTCACTGCGTCTCTCCTCATTCCGTTTTTGCTCAAAAATTGCAGAATGAAGTAAATAATCAAGCTTCGATATAACTTGCTCATCACTCATATCCCGGATATCTACATTTAGTTGGCCCAACACCTGACGAACATCATCATAAAAGCCAAGAGAAACAAGAGTCTGACATATACGAAGGCTCAATAGTTTGGCACGTTCCTTCACCATATCCTCTTTGTCCATAATCATAGCCTGCATACCTGAAGGATTAACAATGCTTCTGTATTCGATAATTAATTTAGATGCCATCTCTTTAAGCATGCTTTCAGACACAGATCCGCGACCCGAAAGCAAACAAGCATAGTTTCCACATGAAAGCTCAATGAAATCATTCAATGTTATCTGATTTAATCTTTCAATCATAGCTATTTCAGTTTAGACAACTTATACAGTTCAAAATCACGGTTAGACGCATCCTGACGCTGCATTTTAAGACTCTTCATCAAAAGGAGATTTGTTCTATCAACTCTTTTTTCTAATCGGGAATAATCATTGAAAACAATGGTGTCACCGGAAGAAGATGCAAAATATGTCGGTGAAAATGTAGGAAAGTCCCAATCCGGCATATCAAAATTAGAGATATCTACCTTATCAACATCAGGAAAGACTTGTGCACCTTTAGGAATATCAACTAAAGTTGGAGCATCAGGAGTAATCCATGCTTTTCCAGAATACATGATAACCTCATGTTTACCAGCATCACCAACTAAAGCGGTACCGCCAGGATGCCTATCATTACCTTTAGTACCGTCTGCATAGGAAGGAATAGGAGTTGCAAGAATAGTTGCAACCTGAATTGCTCCCATGGCACCAATAACAATAGATAAAGGAATATTCGGTAAAGCTTCAGTTATTGCCAGTGCAGTGGCTATTCCAGCTTGAGCGACACTAGTCGCCTTTTCCCAAATGGCTTGTTTACGTGCCATTTCTTGTTTTTGTTTTTCTAGTTCAGCATTTTTTGCTTCTGTCAAAGATTTTGCAGCACGTTTACGCGCTTCTGCTTCTTCTTCGGAAATAGCACCTGACTCTGCCAGTTTATCAACCCGTTCAACATCTTTATCATATTTTTCATCATTAGCATCCTGCTCTTCCTCTATCTTATCAATTTGAGCATCATAAAGTGTAGAAACAAGATTTCCAATAGTCCCTACAGCTTGTGATGCAGTTTGCAACCATTTTTTGAGATTCTTTTGGCGTTCTTTTAACGCTTTATCTTCAGCTTTAGTAATATTTTGAATAGCACTTATCTGTAATTCTGCCTCCTTTTTAGCGAGAGCAGCCTTCAAAACATACAACTGAGTAACAATCTTAGTACGTTCTTCAGCAGTAATATTCTCAACGGTTAATTCCAGTTCCAAAGCTTCAATCGCTGCTTCAGTAGTCTTATGTGCATATTCAAGTTGTAAATTGTATTCCTCTATCGCATATTGCTCTTCTGTTATTAGCTTGGATGCTAACTTCTTTTTAAGAGCAAGCATATCCATTACATACGCAGCGTCACGTATCTCTTGCTCATGGGCTGCATTTTCCGCAATCAATGCTACCTGATCAGAAGCATACTTTCCGTAAATCTCTTGTTTTTTCCTAGCATATTTTTCATCTATCAATATTACATCTTCACCTGTTTTCTCTGCTGCATCAATTTCTGCTTCACGTTGCAATTCCAACTGGTGCAATTTCAAATCAAGTTCTTCCTGGGACCCCTTTTTTACAACAGCAAGAGCGTTCTCAACATCCTTCTTCTCACGATCAGAATTATACTTAATAGTAAACTCATCTAGCTTTTCCTGCATTTCCTTAGCTAAATTCTGACGTGTAGCAATTTCCTCTTTGCTATTACCCTTGACGGCAGCAATCTTCTTCGAGTAAGCAACACCAATTTTAGCAAGTTCTTTCTCCAGTCCCTCATCCATAAGAGCTAGTTCTGACTCCTGATAAGTTTCATGAATTTTCAGCTTCTCTTTGAGAGCTTTTTCCTGTTCACGTTTTTCTTTATCAGTAAGGACTGTTATACCTGAACCATTTTTGTCGTTACCCTTTGGACGGAACTTTTCTGCAATTACATCAAGTCCACGATTAAATTCATCGCTAGATGCTATTTTGAATAAGTTTTTAGAAAATTCCAACTGAGCCTTATCCGCTTTTTCTGCTTCCGATGTGTAATAGCCAAACATTTTAGCAGCACCATTCTTTATCCAAGACATATCTTCAAACTCTGATGTTGCATATTGAGCACGAGTTTTCATCCGTTTTAAAGCTTCTCTCTCTTGGGCCGTTACTTCAATACGTTTATTTTTCATTTGAATAACAGCTTTTGTATATGCTTGTTCCTCTGTATCACCAGCATCAATAAGCCTCTTATATTCTGCCTGAAAATCTTTTTCTACTTCCAATAACTTTTTGTTCGCATCTTTTTTTGCAAGTGTTCTAAAATTATAATCTATCTTTTCTATTTTTTCTTCAGGAGATTTCAAATCATTGGCGATACCTCTTATTTTATCAGCCATCCAATTAAGAAACTCCTTAGCAGGTCCCGTTGACTCGGAGAAAGAAAGCATAAACGCTTCCCATGCTGAAGATAAGTTAGCAAGAGCTCCATGAACATTATCTCCCATCGTGTGAGCCATATCGCCCAATTCACGTTCTACACCAGTAATCTGTTCTCTAAGTGGTAATATTTTATCAACAGCGGTGAGAAAGGCATTAAAAGCGGCAACACTACGCTTATCAGTTAATTCAAGAGTAGTATTCAAGTCTACCCCTTTTTCTTTTAGCGATTTCAATCCTTCAACTAACTCAGGCAATGTTTTAACGGGCTTACCTAACGCCTTTGCCAGCTTTCCATTACTATCAGCTAAATTTAGAAAAACATTACGGGTAGCAGTAGCAGCCATTGAAGCATCAAAGCCGGCATCCGATAATTTACCCAACAAAGCCAAAGTATCTTCAATACTGAAATTAAAGGCTTTTGCAACCGGTCCAACAATTGGTAATGCAGTAGCGAGATATGAAAACGACAATGCGCTTTTGGTTGTTGCGACAGCCATCGCAGACACATATCTTTCAGTTTCTCTTGTATCAGCATTAAACATACGAAGAGAAGCACCTGCCAATGAAGCCGCATCTGCTAATTCTGCCCCGGTAGCTTGTGCAAATTTTAGAACGTGCTCTGTTGCATCTAATATTTCTTTTCGAGTAAAACCTAGTTTAGCAAGTTCTATTTGCAAATCCGTAGCTTCGGATGCAGTGTATTTCGTTGTAGCACCCAAACGTTGAGCATCCGCAGTTAACTCCTTCACTTTATCAGAAGTGGTTCCTAATATTGCAGCAAGCCTACTATTAGCTAATTCAAATTTAACAATATCACCTACTCCTTCACGCAGTTTTGTAAATAAAGCAACAACTCCACTAACAACAGCTTGTGCACCAATATATCCAGCAGCCCACCCTTTCAATCCTGCACCAACTTTGTTTAGCCCAGGAGCCATCTCCGTTTTAAGCATCATTCCAGCATTCCGGGCAATAATTCCCATGTTCTGCATGGACTTATTACCGTTCTGTATTTCAATCCATGCCGCCTTTACTTCTTCCCGATATGCACCAATGGTCATTTTCTGTTGACTATATCGATCGGAATTTCGCTTTATGTAATCAGTGTTGATTCCAATAGTAGAATTAAGACGGGCAAGTGTACGAATATAGTTTTCATCCGTATCTTTCAAAACATCAACAGCCTTTTGCAGCTGCTTATTCATTTCCTTTGCTTGTGAACGGCTATGTACTTCCTGATTAGTCAAGGTAATAGCAGTTCTGATAAGTTTTAAACGTTCTTCTTCAGATAAAACAGCTTTCTTACGAGTAGTATTACCGGCATTCTGCGCTTTTGTCAAGTTAGCTTCCACTTTAGCAGCCTTTTCCAAGGACGCAGCATTATCCGAGTTTGCCTTGGTTAGTTTCTTCAATTCAGCAGCAGATAATTTCTCTACATTTAGCTTTTCCTCTATCTTCTTACTGACAGTTTGAGTTATTTCAGACTGTTTTCTAAGAGCCTCGGTTAATTCAGCAGATGCAGAACCAGCCGTTTTTGCTTGAGTATTATAAAGATTACTCAACTTTTCAAGATCAGCAACGCCTTCTACATTTAGTTTCAAACCTTTTGCTAATTCTTTGGCCGCATTAACATAATCAGCCCTCACACGCTCAATAGTATTATCAAGCTCCACCAATTTCTGCAAATCGTTCTCATCAACGAAATCTTTTAATTTTAAATCTGCCATAATTACAGGTAATGTCTATATTCAACAATCTTTCCTTTTATCTCAACTCCTAGTTTATCAAAAGCATAGGTACCATCTTCTTTCTGATAAACAACATACATGCAACCATCCAAGACAGCTGCTTTCTTTGCAAGATCACTGATACGTTCCAGTTCACTCTGCATCTTTTTTATTTCGCAACTACAAGCCATTTTCTACCGATATCCACATTCTGAAAAGAAACGTTCCATCCAGGGACGGAGATACATAATATTAAAGTACTCTTTAGCTGTATCACCAATGCCTAAAATCTGCTCACCGTATTTCTTCTCAATAGAACTACCGTCCGTAAATCCTTTCGTTGAGAATCGAAGCCCGGAATCAATTCTATCGGCAGTTATGCTATCATAGAAAGTACCAGTAATAAAGAGGTTAGGTACCTCAACCGGACGCGGTGGCAAATAAAGCATCTCACTTCTAAGAGGTGGAGTTATCCTCTCCTTCCATCGTTTATATTGTTCCGCACGGTTCTGCCAGGGACCGGGCTCGTTAAAATAGGTGTCAGTATCATAATCAGGATTCAATAGATGTTCGGTACCGTCCAAGCCGGAATATAATTGTTCCTGAATACAATCAACGAGCACATTCTTATGTTCTTCCATACACCTAATACATTCCTCTTCAAACCCGGATACAATGGAATGAATAACTCTATGTAATTCATCAAAATCTGCCATACAGTAAAAATATAACGGGCTGGACTGTAATCACACCCCAGCCCGTCGGTTACTTAGTTATCGCATCGTACACTTCCGAGAGCTTCTTCTTACGGTCAGCTTCCTTCAGTTCCTGCCACACGACTTTAATGTGTGCATTAATAAACTCTTCCTTCGTCATGCCCTTCACAGCAGCTTCGACGAACGTAACATTATCTACCTTCATGACACCTGCTCAATACCTCTGATTCCTTTTTCATACAATACAGAAGGAGCTTTCAACGAAGGAACCGCCCCGGCTTTAGGAACAATGGTAATGATACCATCCGAATACGTAGCAGAAGTTACGTTATTCATAACTTCAGCAGCACCATCAGCAATAAGACTGCCAAATTCTTCTGTACGGTCATAACCACCAACAACTTCAACTATTTTGTAAGTATTTTCGGCCTCCAACTTTTGAAACACAACATCAACCAAGCCTTTAACGAAATTCTTGGGATTGAAGTCTAACTGCACGTAGTCAAAGTGCAATTGGCTGTCTTCCACATCTTCATGTGAAAAACTAACAGTCATCGCAGACTTAGCACTACTGGTCGGGTACTGTGTCACGGTCGGATAAACAGTAGACATCGGAATACCAGCAAGGATATCAGTGTCATCATTATAACCGATCAACATATTATCCTGATTCCAAAAGTAAACGTCCCATCCTTTATTGGCACATTTCAGAAGCTGGGCATTCAAAACCTCATCAAATTTCTTCAAAGTGAAGGTGTCTGTTTGAGCGCTTAGCCCGTTGTATTCACTTGCACCGTACCCTACAGCATTAACTTGGGGCTCTCCACCATTCTTGGCATACTCCAGGAATGGAAAAATAGGGTAAATACGCCCGGGACGGTCTGCATGGCACAATTCGAGCAATTTCTCACCTGTTATATCAGCAGGGAGTTTGACACCATGTTCCGCCAAGATAGCACCTTTGACTTTTTTCCAGTCAATACTACAAGCAGAACTACCAGTGTTCATCCGGGAACCCTTACACGTTCTAATCTTTCTCATTTTCTTCTACAATTAAGATTATTAATTTTTATTTCCATCGAGCGTATATTTATGGCATCAATCGGCTCGCTCACAGCCTCACCGGAATCTGTATAGGCTCCGTATCTGCCATATGAATAGTTTTCTGAATAACTATGTTTCACTCTTTCGTCATAGTCGCAGTCGAACCGGGAATCTTCATATAATACTTCCAATAAACGTTTATAGATTGGCCGAAGGATATTTTTAAAAGATGTGGTTCTGCGCATCTCATTGCTCCACTCTTTACAAGAAGAGCAAGCTATAATTAACGAAACCTTTGCTTGTGAAAAATAATCCGCGTCACCTCTATCCTCACTAATTGGAGTAAATAGTGCAACCAATGGAAACTTCCTTTCAGACTGGGCAGAAGACTTACTGTATTCATCTAAAATATCTTTGATATATTGACTGCTACCGAAGATGTAATTCAACCTTGGGGACTTCACAACTTTAGTTCCCCCTTTCCCATTTGGATAGAGGATTTCAAGCCCTTCTGGAAGTTCCTTTACAATCTCCTCAAACAGTTCTGTTATATCTAAATCTATCATAAATTGAAAGCATTAATTGGGGTCAAAAGATTCTTGGTTATTTTCACATCGAAAGGACAATCATTTGACATAGCCCATTCAACAAACTGTTTATTCTTCTCTACCATGCTATTCCATGTGCTTACTTGTCTCTTCAAAGGAGCTACATATTCATTAGCGCATTTCAAACGGACAAGCCCGGTTATTGTAGCTTGGGTGTTTGCATCACGAAGAATATGATATAATACATAGTCAGCGAACGGTTCACACAGCTTCTCGCACAATACTGCATATCCGGACTGGGATTCTTCCTTCTCTTCTGAAATATCAACTTCATCTGAAGAATCTTCCTTTTCCCGTTCAATAAGCTCCAAGTAATCTGTGATAGCTTGGGAAAGAGTCAAACCAACAACATTCCGGAGAAATTCGGGCTGAAATGCCTTAATATACCCATTTATCACCTCATTCACAGCAAGAGATTGGGGCGAAGGCATTTCAGCGACCGAAACATTCTCAATATGCCTGGGACCTGACATAAAATATGAAACATCAATCAACATAGCGATAGTTATTTAGAAGTCTTGCCTTTCCCGGTTTTCTTTTCATCTTCCACGGAAACGGCTTTATCATCTGTAACAGTTACCTCCTTGGCATCTTCCTCTTGCAAATCTTTTGAATCGGCAACCGGAAGATTCTTTTCATCAGAAGGCACCTGTACTTCAAGTTCTGCAATGCGAGCTTTCATTGTTTCACGCTCTTCTGTCAGTTCAACAATTGTCTTATCTTTCTCTGCAATGGATGCAGTAAGCCTGCCAATCTCTTCATTTTTCTCTGCAAGCATACATTCCAATGTCTTTCGGGCATCTTCTTCTGTAACAAGACCACATTCGGAAATAGGGATGAGTTGAATCATCCCTCTATTAATCCGAATGCGTTGCTCTTTAAGCACATTGGTTACATCCTTATCGTTACCTCTAAGTATGTAATCCATAATCCTACGCTTTAGTTATTGCAGTCTTCAATGCGGCCAAATCCCCATAAGCGAAAGCCCACGGCATATAAATCGGGAAGATAACTTCTTCTTGTGCCATCAACACAACCTCATTGCAAAGCTTGGTCTCCACATCTTCAGCCCATTCAAGTGTCAAAGTGGTATAATCAACCAAATTTGCGGCTTGGTTAAAGTCACCCAAAAGATACTTACCTGGAAGAATACCACCATACTCGATAATCGGACGACCGGCAATATATTTCACCCCATCAACCATTTTAACGATACCAAGATTACGTCCTGTCGTATCTTTCTCTGATTCCATACCGTTAACAGTCATTGGATTAAGAATAATAGCATTCGGAAAATACTGGGCATATGTCATTGCGGCGAAAGCTGTTTTCACTACATCTTCAGAGTTGGGTTCCTCAATGTTCTTAAAGCCGGCTTCATGAACACTGAATGTCATTTTATCCGTAGCCGTTTCAGCACCGGAGAACGCGACACCAGGAATAAGGATACGACCATCTTCCATTTTCACAAGAGCGTGTGTTTTGTTCAGTTCTGTAAGAACAGCGGCGCCAGCGAACGTGATACTCATTCCATCAAGAATCAAATCCTGTGGTTCTGCAAACTCTACAATCACATCCTTATCACCGTTATATCCGGTAATAGCTTTTACAGCACCAGCGGCACCTGTAACAATGGCTGTACTAATAATCTTCTCTACAGAAGTCACCCCAGTATTATTAATAATACCAAGCAAATTCTCACCATTACCGTCACCAAACAAAATGTTCCAGTCTTCTGCCATCCAAACAGCTTCAGGAAGCATGTTCAAGATGTAGGAACGAATGTACACTCTTGATTTCAACATACGTTTTGAGATACGGATATGAGTACCAAGGCGCTTAGTTCCTGTCTGTATCTCTTTTACCTTGATACTTGATTCCGGTAAACGACCGTTCTCTGTTACAAAACGGGCATTGCGGTTGAAAGCATATACTTGCGCATAGGCGAGTTGAGGATATGCAGGATCAGCTGTCAGCGTCGTTAATACATCACGCATATGCAACTTTTTGTTGGCAACCTGAGTCACAACACGTTTCTGTTGTTGAGTAATCAACAAATCACCGGTGTAATTGTCAGTCATGGAAACGACATCTTTCAAGGAGAAGCCGTCAAATTCTCCTGATTTGCGTGTTTTTCCTTCTGCGAAATCTCTGAATTTTTCAGAATCAAGCATCTCGTTCAATTTCTCGTCGAACTTGTTGATAGTATCCATAGAAAGACCTTTCTGCTTCATTTTCTCGATACTTTCACCAAGAGTTTTAACTTGTTCTACAAGTTGCTCGTTGTCCTTTACCAATTGCTGGAACTTTTCTCCATCATAGGCTTTCAATAGATTATTGATGTCACCAAACTGTTTCGTTACCTCCTCCGGTGATGCAAATCCTTCAAGTGACTTGTTAACTACTTCACACATCATGCCGACGATGTTTTCCATGAAAGTTTTCTGTTCTGCCGGCAGACCGTCTGTTTTCAGATTAAAATCTGATACTGTAAATTTTTTAGGCATAAAATTTAAATTTTAAGTTATTTATTCTCGAAACAGCTATTCAAACTCTTGAAATCGAGTAAAGTGCCATTATCAGCGGCTTTAATCGTTACCTCATCGTTCCCATTTTCCCCGTCATTCTTTTCTTGAGTGTCAACAGACGGCTCATTTTTTCCGGTGGTATCTTCAGAAGTGTTTTGCAGAATAGCATTCGAACGATATACTTTTCCCCAACAGTGGGGACATCTTACATAATTCATAAGGTCTTGTAGACCCTTTTGAGTAAATTCTTTCTTTTCTGATTTGACAGAATCAATAAGAGAAATTACTTGGGTTCTAATCTCCGGAGTGAGCTTCTCCATTTCTTCCCTTACAATGTCCTGTGTTATCCATCTCTGATAATCAGCAGCATAGTCCAATACCTGCTGGGCAAAGGTATGCTCCGTTTCTGCATCATAATCAAATTGATGACCACAATGAGGACATGAGACAACGGCACCACCGTTGAGGCTCTTCAGTAATAAACTTAATTCCATATCGTAACCTTTTAAACGCTCATCACTATATCCATGCTGCAAGAACGCTTTACGAACGAAATCAACAGCCTCCTTTACCTGGTCGGCAGTAGCAGACTTAATATTCACAAGGAAAGTCTGGGGATTACTCCCCCAACTTGTCAATGTTGAATATTCCATCATACGCCATTCAAGCACTTTACAGGGATCAACAGAATCTCTTTTAATGGCCTTGACCCCAATAGAATGTTCAAGTGTTCTGCCATTCTCTGCAAACAGTTTATAATCAGCTAACGTATCACGGCCAATCTGTTTTTCAAGATTTAACTGACCGACCATAACCAAATTACCTTCTGTTTCCTTACCACTCAACGGAACACCTAACAACTGGTCTGTACGATGATTCAGGAACCAACGCATCCGACCAATATTTTCTTTCAATGTTTTATTGAATGAGCCGGGCATAGATATGTCATTTTGTGAGTCCTTCACACCGATACCGTTCACCGCAACGGTAACGATACCCTTCTCATCAACATCATTTGCCTTTGTCTTGTACTGAAGGCTTTTGATTTTCTCTTCCATCTTTTTCATCTCCACTTTTAGTGTTAAAAACTCGATTTACTTTATCCAGTTCCTCATCTGACATATCAAATTTCAATTTGTCAAACAAGGGATTTTCTATCATACTTTCGCCTATTTGGGCACGCCAGTCATTGAGTGTTATAAGCCCACATGAGAATTGTTCACGACAACGTTTATTTATATTTGTCTTTACGTCCTCGGATTCTTTCAATCCTTCCTGCAAACAATCAACATCAGAGAAATCACAATCCAAATAATATCCACCTCCTTCAAGACCAAGGAAAGCTGTAAAATCCTTGCAGAATTGTTTGGCCATAGGAATAACAGTTGAACAATATACGCTCTTTTCAGCAGTAGCCTGATTGCTAAATGTGGACTGGTCTTTTCGCGGAACAAGAACGGCAGGGATGCCGTATGCCCCTGCAATATTTATTGCATCAGCCAAAGTCTCTTCAAACGGCTGTAACTCTGCAATAGAAAGATTAGTACGAACAAAGTCAATGTCTGCATCTGAAATACCATAAGGTACCTGGCCCTTCCTTACACCATACTTCTCAAAATTTTGCTTCAAAAGCTGTTCCTTTTCATCGTCAGTCAACGCTATTGAACCGGTAGCATCAGTTTTCTTACTTACAATAAAGCCCAATCCACCCCGCTTTACATAAATCACATTTCTAGCTTCATATACAGCTATTAGATTTGACATTGGCTTATTTTGGGAAGCAAGACGACTTTTGGACTTCAAGAACATAGCCCCTGAATAGAACTCTGCACTTCCGTCTCTATCATGCCATATTTGGTATGGAGGAATTTCCAAACTACCATTCCAACCATACTCCAAACGATAGCTACGAATAATATCTTCTGTTTGGGCAATGCCAAACAATGGCATATTCCCGTAAACAGGTTCTACAATAGTCTTATCAGAAGGTAGCACCCAATAATTATCGCAATATTTCCATTTTTCAGCTGTAGAAAAGACATCAGGCATAGCGGCACGAATAAAGCTATTCCCTGTACACAATTTATAAATATGGTGCTGATAAATCAATTCTTTCCAACGCATCAAACAATTAGGACGACTAAGTATGCCATTCATTCGTTTATTCGCCCATACTATACTGTCATCCTTAGTTTTCTTCAATTGAAAATTAGCACCTGCAATTCGCGATGCAATATAATCGATCGGGAAAAAGACTTCAGGTATCGTACTGAATAGCGTTAGATAGTTACTGCCCGCTACAATAGGACTAGTAAGGTCCTCAATGTATGCAACGGACCATTTTTCAGTCTTGCCACTTTGAGTATCTATATCCTTATTTTCAGATGAAGTAACTATTTCAACTTCACCTTTAGTCTTAGATTTCTTTCCAAATAGATTATCAAAAAAAATATTCATTGGGTTCCTTTTTGAGCAAAACTAAGTAAAAAGGAAAACCGTTTTCCAAAACACTAAAATCTTGAAATTACGAAAACATAACGCCAACAATATAACATTCTTATTTTCAATCACATATAACACAATTCAATTCAAACCTAATTTTACAACGAACTGTACTAGCCCACTCAAAACAGCACTGGCCTCTTTTGTTTCACTATCTTTATTATAGTCCATCAGGTTATTCATGAAGGCAACATATTCCGTATCAGATTCTACTTTTGATGCAGAAAAAAGAATACTATTTTTCACATAATCAGATGTTGCAGCAATACGCTTATCTACATCCGGAAACTCTTTCATTACACGAATCTCCTTGTTTGTACTAGAACGGAGTTCCCGGATAAAAGGGAAATAAGCATCTGTACATTCAATTACACATGAATCAGATTCATGGGACAAAATAGAAGAACGTATATCTTCTGTTGAAGTAGTATCCATAAATACGACATCAACAACATGCCATTTATTTCCACATCTAAACGCTTGTATAAGGACAAATTTCCCATTAACATTCGGCATCACATATAGAATCTTCTTAGTGTATTTACATTCGGTATCTGGATTGAAGAAATTAATAGTGCCATTACAAGCATACAAGTTTCTTTTTCGCCGGTTACTAAACTCTATATACTGCTCACTACACAAATCCACAACGACATATCGGAACGTATCAGACAGGTGTCCGTGCTCCTCATAAGTCTGCAAGGTAGTTTTATTCTTGACCTTAGTTTTAAGAATGGCACCGTTAGCATCTTTCTGTACGCTCATGTAGTCCTCAATAGATACCGAACATGATTCGTCAATGTGTATCTCTATACCGGGAACAGTACAATCAAAGATAGCATTGATAAACTCACCGGTCATGGCAACACTCGGATTCTTGTTGCCTACCTTATCTTCAATCTCGAATCCTTCTTTCTGCAATGTATCTATGAATAAGTCCATCCAGGAACGCTTCTCATCGTCAATGCTGTTTGCCGCTTTCGTTGATGCATCACCATGTACATATAACCTATCAGAATATTGGATAGATTTCAGATACTTTGCAACAAGTTTGGAAGCTTTCTTTACTGTATTGTTGGGGCTTTCAGCACACGTTTCATGGAATTGCCAAACCTTGGTACCAGTTGTGAAATCGACCTGCCAATATGATACGCTGATATACGGAAGCACGTTGTTATCGACAGAGATATGAATAGGTAAGTCCGGAACATACTTATGCTCACCGGAATGTTTGCCACGATTGAAGGAACCGAAGAACTCACTACCGGTACGAATGACACCCCATTCTCCCAATGCGTACACATTGTAATAGTCCGGATCGTGAACTCTATCATACTCAAAGTCGGCAACACATTGCTCATCATAGAAACCATACGTACCGTCAGGACTACCAACAACCCAAAAATTATTCAAATAGGTAGATTGGATAATAACTGTATTAGGGGCCTGTTCCTCGATTTGCTTAGTACGAAGATTAAGTATTTGCCTGGGTGCGTTCTTTCTTACGGATTTGACCTTGGTAAGTTCTTCCGGCAACTCTTTGCCGGCAATGGTAACAGTCATCGGTACATCATGCCATTTATCTTTATCAATAAACTCTTTCTTTATCCAATGGCTTTCACTGATCGGGTTAAAGGTACAAATAATCTGCTGCCCTTTCTTACCACGCAAACGCTTACGTAGCTGCTTGAAATCCGGATGCTCGAACTCTGACCATTCCTCTAACTGAACTCGCTTATAGTTAGAGATACCTTTTATCTTCTCCGGATCGTCAAGACCGGAGAAATCTATCTTCGCACCATTTACCAGACATTTAATAGTATTCTGTTGAAATTTGAACAAATGGGAGATGCCAAGACCGATCGCAGCGACCTTATAATCTTCATAAATGGTTTTGAGAATAGAAGCTCCTACCTTACGCATGACAAGAGTGTTCTCACCATCCTGTAATGTCTGTATCAGTATTGTTTGTGCCACACTATACGACTTACCGGAAGATGAACCTCCATAGAGAATGATAAAACGGATAGTCTCATCATTCAAGTACTTCAATAGATAGAATCCGTTAGGATTTAGCTTCTTATAATTTATAACCATATTATTCTAAAAGTAAGGTTTCTCCGTAGGGTGAATACCGGATTTTGCAGTTCAAATTGTTCTATTCTTCCGAATTCTCATTATCTTCAAAGCCGATACGAAGTTCACCGACTTTATTTCCGTCTCCACCTTTGATATTGACATTCTTATCGGCTTCCCATCCATTCCAGGCACCAAGCAAACGAGCGGCTTCTGTTTTACCGTTGAACTCATAGACAACTTCTCCTCTCTTATTCTGAATCTTCTTCAATGCATTACGGGTACGCTTTGGAAGCTGCGAAGGACTTTTCATCTTTACCTTACCTGTTAGCTCATCGACAATATACAAGTCATTAGGATCAGAAGTTATGATATCCATCAGCACACGTTCAACTGTTTCACGTTTAACTTCAGATTCTTTCGCCCTCTTTTCTCTTATCTCTTTTATCCTTGATGAAACCTTGATGTTTTGCATAAGGGCATGAGCATTGCGCCAAACGCTCTCTTGTTTCATCTTAGAACAGTCGTAAGCCATTCGGTATGCTTCACTTGCATTGCCATCTATGTCAACGTAATACTGGCAAAACTTCTCCTGTTTTAATGTTAATGACTTCTCTTTACTCATAGCTTCAAGTTATTAAATTCCTGCATGGAGAAACAATGATAGTTACTCAACATGCAGGAATTAATTAGAATGGTTGTACACTAATAGGATTTCTATTTCTCCGCCCCCGCATTTTTTTGAGAATTATCCTCTCTCCGCACTGCGAATACCTTTTTTACTCCGTCCTCGACTGACGTATAGGACAAAGGTACTAAATAGATACCCCGGTTCACCGATTGCTCCAAATTGTCAAATTCACGTTTCTCGTTAATCAACTCTATTTCAAGCGGTTTATAGTATTTTACTAAAGATGCAAAATACATAGTAGTCACAGGCTGGACATTACAAATATTGATGAGCTGCCGGTTACATCCTATCGCATAGATAAGCCCCTCGACAATATCATCTATGTAAGTGAAGCACCGGATATTCTGACCACAGTTGTATAAAGACACGTTTTCCTTTTCCATCAGGAACCAGAGAAGAGTTCTTTTTCGCGGATTAGGTCCATATACATTATGCAGCCGGCACCCGGTCGCAGCCTTACAATAGATAGATGCATACTGTTCATCGAAATACTTGCTTATTCCATACATAGAAGTGGTATTCTCTGGATTCGCTGTTGACGAGCTGGCGTATACTAACTTCACATGATACTGGTTACATGCATTAGCAACTCGCATGAAGGTATCAATATTATCTTTCCTGATTTGTTCCAGGTTCCCATTAAACACACTGGTTTGCGCCGCCAAATGGAACACACAATCAATATCTTCATTCTTCAGAAGCTCGCATACTTTCGTAGCTTCAGTACCAGACTTTCGGTCAAGTCCTATGACTTCAACACCTCTTTTTGTCAATTCGCAGCAAAGGGCTTTACCTATAAAACCCTCACTTCCGGTCACAATCATTTTTCTCATCATCACAAAAAAAATAAAGGTGTATTGAATAAACAATACACCAAAGGTTCAACATAAAAATAATTCATTCAAAAGAGTTAATTTATATCATGTTTATATACTATTTATGATTAATTTTGCACCACAAAAATGAAATATTATGAGCTTTGAAATACCAATAACACAGCACTTAGAATCCTTTTATGAACATTTACAGTCCAATGACAGAACTATTTTTTCTGCAAAGTTTGGTGATGGAAAAAGTTATTTTCTAAAAGAATTCAAGGAAAAATACAAAGATGATTATTACTTTATTACACTATACCCTGTAAACTATTCAGTTGCAGAAAATGCAGATATTTTTGAATATATAAAACGAGATATAATTATTCGTCTCGCAGAAGATGACATTCTATGCAACATTGACTTTGAAGCACTAGCTGATTCCATATTTAATATGGAAAATCTCATGGAAGTAGTGTCATTTCTTGTCTCTTTCCTACCCCATAGTGCCTTTATTCAAAAAATTATAGATAAAACCAAAGGAATCTTTGACAATTATCAAAAGAAAAAAGAAACATACAAAAGTTTCTTGGCTACTTTCACACATCAAAAAGGTGGTTTATATGAATGTGATACATATACCAAAATGATAGAGCAAGCTCTACAGTATATCAACAGAAGCCAAAAGAAAAAAACATTATTAATAATTGAAGATCTAGACAGAATAGATCCAGCACATCTTTTCAGAATATTAAATGTACTAGGTGCACATCTTGATTTCTGTAATCAAAGGGATATCAAACCGAACAAATTCGGTTTTGACAATATTGTTACTGTCTTCGATTATGAAATCACATCACATTTGTTTCACCATTTTTATGGGAAAGAAGCCAATTATAATGGATATATCAACAAATTTATTACTCACTATCCTTTCTATTACTCAATAAATCAAATTGCTATAGAATATTTATATACATACATTGATAAAGAATGTAACATCCCAGCAAAAAGATTGAAAAAATTGAGACTATCTTGTTATGATATTGAAACTATTGGCAATAAAATAGATAAGCTATCAGTTCGTGACGTCAAACATATTTTAGATGATATAGAAAAACAAATTATCTGTGAAACAATTAATGCTAATCTTCTTATGAAATTCTACACACTAAATTCCACAACAAAGTTTTTTGCAATATTAAAAAGAATGGACATTAACCTTTTTAATATAATTCAGTCACTTACAAGTGAATTTACTACAATATCCGAGAGACTAAATCTCACAAATTCTTTTACACTATGCAGTAAACATATCCAAAACACAGACAGCATAGCCATCAATGGTTCAAACCATTGTTTCTCAATTGAAAAAATAACAGATGATAAACTAATAATTACAGAATTAAAGTTCTACAAAAGTCTTAGTGGCAGTAAAATAGAAATGAAAGTCATCGATAATATTATAACAAAAGGATTGAATATGGCTACTCAATACATTAAGCCCTAATCGTACTATTCTAACAGTATATTAACATTTATCCAATCACACTCTCTATTATTTTAATTCAATAATGATTATATTCGTGATTTTTATTATTTTTGCACTTCCTTATTTATGTAATATCAAACATTATAATTTATTACCCAATGGAACAAGAAAACTTTAACGAAAACAATCAAGATGATTTCGAACCGGATGATGCCTTTACTCAAATGTCTCCCGAACGAGACCCATTTGAAAGCGATGAAGACTATGAAGAACGTATGCAAAGTTTATACGGAGACGACTGGAATTCATAAACTAATCTAATTATTAACTCTCGACATTTTATCGAGAGTTAATAATTACCTGTTCTATTTCTTTATTACAACTGCCATAGTGCTAACAGTAGTTCCACTTTCTTTGAATTCACCGGCTTCAATTTCAAAAACTTCTCCATGAACTTTTTCCAACCATTTCCGGAACTCAACACATTTCTTTTCAGACGCGAATTTCCAATGCTGACTGGTAATAGCTGCAAGAATTCCACCTTCTTCCAAGTGTTCATACATAAGTCTTACATGGTCAATATCCTGATTACCGGAAAATGGAGGATTAGCAATAATTTTAGTGTAATGCCCTACACTGTCTTTCGTAAAATCTTCATCAAGCAATATTACGTTATCAAGTGTATGAAGGAACTCCCTGTTTTCCGGCATCAGTTCATAGCATTCAACTGTTACTGACGGGCACGACCGATGAATCGCCTTTATCAGAGCACCACGTCCGGCACTTGGTTCAAGTACGGTATCTGTTTCGTGAATTCCACCGGCAAGCATTACCAGCCAGTCTGCAATATCAGCAGGTGTTTCAAAGAACTGAAAATCTTTTTGCAAATCGCATCGCTTACCTTCTTTCAAGATGGAGAACACACGTTCCGGATTAAAAGAAAATGTGAATCCCTGTATCTTACCTCCCTGCCATGAGCCGCCAGCTTCTTCTATCCATTTTTTAGCTTCAGCGTATGATTTCTTGTTAAACTGAACGGCAGGAAGCTTAAGGACATTGCTTTCAAGTGTACAATGTTTCAATATCTCTTCCACATTCCATTTCTTACCTTCATCAGCCTGGCTCTTCCTTTCATCAACCGGAGCGTCCGGCGCTAACAGTGAGGATATTTTCGTAATAACCATATTACTCGCATCCATAAAAGTATTAACACAGGCAAGCGCTTCCATAAGAAATTCAGTATCAACATATCCGGCAGCGTCATAAACATCTATGCCTTCAGTCATATCCGACAATTCATTGAGCTGGGCTACACTACCACGTAACGTTTTTATTAAAGTCTCTTTGTTGTTCATCATAACTTTTTTGTAAATAAATTCTTGTTGTATCTACACTACCATGACCAAGAAGGTCTGCTAATTGAATTACATCTTTGGTTTTCTTCAGGAACATTTTAGCAAAGAAGTGCCGGAAGGCGTGAGCGTGCATTTTTTTCGAATCGATACCACAATGTTTACCCCATACTTTCAGATGCTGTGAAAGACCTCTTTGAGTCAACGGCCCGAATCTCCCAACAGCAAGAGTACCGGACTTGCCTGTCTCCTTTATATAGTCCTTCACTTCCCTCTGCAATTGCTTTTGGAAAAAGAAACGCCGATACTTGTTCCCTTTCCCTTTCAAAACAACTTCGCCGGCCGCTATATCCTCCCACGTGAATTGCTGAAACTCCGAGAGCCGAGCTCCTGTAGTACCCAATACCTTAATGAAGAAATAGTAATCCTTGTTGAGTTTTGTTTTCAGATACTCCAGTAACCTATTATATTCCTCTTCTGTCGGTACATTGTTTACATCCAACTTGCGTTTCATTCTAGGTCGTTTCAGTTCAATAGGTTTCTTCACCCATTTGGAGAACTTCTCAATGGCTGTAATACGTAATCGAATGGTAGCTGGAGAAAGTTTTTCCTCTTCAAGGCTTTTTATAAATCGTCTGCAATTATCCATATTTAGTTCATTGGCGTATTCAAAATATTTTCTCAACGAGGTATAATAGACATCAATTGTGTGAGAGGAATAATCATTGTTATCAGTCAACCATATTATAAAATCATTAAGCAGTTTCTTATTCTTCTCTGAAATAACCTCAAGTTTCTCCAAAGGTTTTACAGCCTTTTCCCGTCGGCCATATCCGATTTTAAGATAAGACAATAAATCACAAACAGCCTCACACATAAACGAATGGCGCACCATAGCATCAGCATTTTTATGTTTATATTTATAATAACCACGACGATTGATTTCTTCGGAATTTTCAAGAAAATCAGTCACATATTTGATGTATTTCCCGATGCTATCATAGCTCCTACCCGTCGTATACAGGTAGGATATGTAATCTACCAATATTTGTTTTCGTTTATCATCCATTTTTTTGTTATGAGAGTTAATACTTCTTCCCGTGCATCTTTTCACGGAGTTCGTTATACTTCATTTTCTGCTCGATGTGCCAAAACAGGTCTACATCTAAGTGCTTGGCAAGCCCGAAAATAGATAGTATCATATCATTCACGGCTGTAGAAAAATCAAATATTCCGTCATATCTAACGGGAAGTGTAGAGATGGAATAGATTGATTCGGTAAAACTTTCGCCTTTACAGGCTTCTGCCATATCTTCAATACAGTCATCAATATCT